CAGAACTTGTCTGGGGTACATCCCGATATGGTTGCTGTTGTTACAAGAGCATTAGAGATTAGTGAAAAAGACTTTAGTGTAACTGAGGGTGTTCGTAATATTGAACGTCAGCGTATGCTTAAGAGAACAGGTAAGTCAACTACACTCAAGTCTCGTCACCTGACGGGTCATGCAGTGGATGTTGTCCCCTATCCTGTATCATGGGAGTGGGATGACTTCTACCCTATTGGTGATGCAATGAAGAAGGCAGCAAAGGAACTAGACATTAAGATCGTATGGGGTGGTGATTGGAAGAAGTTCCCTGATGGGCCACACTTTCAGCTAGACTGGAAAGCCTATCCCCTTGACTAGGGGGGAAGAAGACTGCTTCGTAATGGGTAAAAATATATCGGCAACTCTACTGTTTGCCTTGGTACTACAAGCTGCAATGATAGTTTGGAGTATCTCTCAAATGAGGGCAGACGTAGATGCTAACTACGCCTCTATAGTTAGAATAAGTGGTGATGTAAAATCTGTCGAAGCATCGTCTAATATGCAAGCCGTGCAACTAGGCAAGATTGAGGAAAACATAAAGGGAATTAAAGAGTCCCTTGAAAGGATGCTAGAGGTAATGGAAAAGGACTAAGAAGGGTATGATTGATCCAGTCACCGCTTTTGCTGCGGCTACCACCGCATTCAAAGGTATTAAAATGTTAGTTGGTGCTGGTCGTGAAATGCAAGACATATCGACACAGCTCGGCTCTTGGTATAATGCTGTTGCAGATATTAACAAGGCTGAGTCCCAACGTAAGAACCCTACTTGGTTAGACAAGAAGACCCACGGTAATGACAATATTGAACAAGAGGCTATGGATATTGTCATCCGTAAGAAGACCCTCATGGAGCGTGAGAAGGAAATAAAGTTCATGCTCAATATGAGGTTCGGCCCGTCTACTTATGACGACATGCTACAGATGCGTAGACAAATACGCAAAGAGAGAGAAGAAACAGTTTACGCTGCTATGGAAGCTAAACGCCAGATACAAAACAACCTAGCTATAGGTGGACTATCTCTTGGTATCCTCCTCATACTTAGTGGGGGAATCTGGTTAATAGCGTCTGTTATGTAAAGGAGACTCGTATGAGCGTTACTATGGAAAGATTCTTACACTGGAAAATACTACCACGCATTATGATGTTGGTTATGACATTTATGTATATAGAAGTTCTGTACTGGTTTATGGACTTAACTCCTGAAACTATGACCTCACAAGCCGCTGCTCTAACAGCTACTGTAACTGGTGCTATGACTGGTGCTTTTGCTGTATGGTTAGGACATGAGAAATGATAGGTTCTATTATTAGTAGCCTGACAGGACTAGCCACAAGCGTTATAGATGGCAAGACACAGATCAAGTTAACCGAAGCTGAGATTAAGAAGAAGCAGCTTACTGGTGAGATTGACTGGGACATAGAGGCTATGAAGGGTACTCAGAACTCATGGAAAGATGAATGGATTACCCTACTGTTCAGTATACCATTAATACTTGCCTTCTGTGGAGATTGGGGCAACGATATTGTAGCCCGTGGCTTTGCTGCACTTGAGGTTATGCCTCAGTGGTATCAGATTGCCTTGGGGGGTATCGTTAGTGCCAGTATAGGCATGAGGTCTGTGAGTAAGTTCTTTGGCAAGAAGTAGCCATGTATGTATTTTTACTGCTACTATATATAGGTACAGGAGAGAGTAGAGAGTTAGTAGATGCCACCTTAACCTTTACTTTATTAGATGATTGTAACCGTCATGCTGCTGCACTTGTCAAAAGGTATAGCACTCACGGTATAACTCCCCAAGATAGGGCAGTCGCCTACTGTGTACCAAAGTTATACAAATAAGTAAGCCCCCGTTTCCCATGTAGGATTCGGGGGCTTTTTTCATTTGTTGTGCTCTTCTTCTAAGTGCCTAAACAGAGCATACATAGGCACCTTCATCTTAAACTCTACTTCCTTCTCTAGCCTGTCCACCTTCCCCACTAGCCAAAGTATTAACAGGGTCTGGACAACAAGAACTATGGACATAACATCAGGCATTACCCACCACCTTAATCAACCTAGACCCGTACCACTCGGCTTTCTTTAGGTCCTCTATACCATTCTTATAACGCCACCTATGTAAGTACTTGGCAATATTCCCACGTAGGTATCCGATGTATTCCTCTTCGGTTAAGAAGTCCTCGATGTATTCAATACACTCGATGTTACCTGTACCGTAATGAGGTGGGTGATTAACCATATCGTCACAAGGGTTGAACGCTGCAACCTCTTTCCACTTAGCCATCTTTACTCCTTATAAGCCTAGCTTGCTCTTCTATCTGGCGTTTCTGCTCCTCTAGTTCAAGGAACTGTTTATCTGTATCCGATAACTTATAGTCTGGCTTAACAAATTTCAAGACCTCTGGCATTACAAATCCCCCTTCTTACTTAAGGGAGAGGGGAACCCCACACACTGACTCACAAACTTATAGCTAGGGTCGGGCTTGGTCTCAAGTAAGTACAGCATATTAAGCTCCCTTACAGCCTGACACCTCTCCTCTGTCTTGTAGGTCGCATTAGGGGCTCTCACAGAGAAGTGAGGCTCCCCGTCTTTCATCATGCTTAAAACAACTATATAAACATATACCATATCTTATCCTTTCTACAATCTTATTAACTCCGCTTCTTTGTAAGGAATATGGTAGAACAATTCCCCCTTAGCAATATAACGACCTTTAGCAGTCCTTACAACCTCTTCTGTCATCTGTTGCCCCCTGATCATCCAACACTGAGTTAAGTGAATGTTAAAGACATAGAAGTTTACGTTGCTGTTATACTTCTTTAGTAGCCTAGACTTACGGTGAGGTATTCTTATCTCTGTCCAATCATCGGGCCACTCCTCCTTCCATGCCCTCTTGACTTCACCCTCTGAGTAGTATGTCACACCCTTCTTAACAGTCTCTACATCTGCGTAGTAGTTCTCCTTTACGTTAGACACTGTGTGCCCCTGCTTTTCTAAGATTTCGATAAGCTTGACCTTTGCAGGGTTGTCAAACCTATCGTACAGACTTTGCTCAAACCTCTTTCTGACCTCTACCATTATGTAATGTCCACCATCTCACAGACGTCACCAGTACAGGCCATAGTCTGCATACCAGATGTGTTGTCCTCTACTTCGTAGTTAGCCAACTTAGTCCAGTCAATGCTGTCAGGAGAGGTCTCTACAACCTCGTGATAGTGGTCTTTGTCACACTCTTGGTAAGGTGCTTGTTGATAAGTGTGCTCATTAAACGGTAAGAACGAAACACCAGACATTTCATCAAAGTGTTTATACACAAAGGCCCCTACCTCTAACCACTCGTCAGCCTTGACGTTAATAGTTACACTAGGCTTATGCTCACACCAGTGTCGTTGATACATCAGCCACATCTCTAACTGTTCTATAGCAGTCATGTCAGCAGTATGAACAGCTCCCATAGGAGAACGCATAGGAAAGCTAAACACTGTAGTGGCGTCAGGCTTCATTACGTCAGGCTCATTAGGAATACCCTGATCAATCATGAACTGTGTCAAGGGGTCTTTATTATCTCCACGCACAGTACGGATATAATAGGGAGAGTGACGAGCATGAATGCCAGAAGCTGAGTCAACCAGTTGGGAAACTGTTCCACTGGGCTTGACACAAGTAATAGCAGTGCTATGAGGGATACCAAGACGGTCAGCCCACTCAGCGTTAGTAGAAATAGCCACATCCCTTAAATGCTCCAATGTTTTTGACAGACCCTCATTAGCCAATGTCATTAGCTTGTTGTCCATTATCCCCGTGAGTGACACACCGAGCAACCTCTCGGCTTCGGTATTTGTTCCCCACACCTTTCGCAGATATGGAAAGTGGGTGTAGGTGGACTGTATAGTCCCAAGTATAGTTGCAATACGGACTTTTCTTGCAAGGTCTTCGATATTGTCGTTAGCACGGATGACAACTTCCGTAAGATTACAGAACTGATTCGGCCTAAGTATGATTTCTGAGCATGGATTTGTTCCGAACTCATAGCCAGACTCTCTACGGCCATTTTTTGCTGCTTGTCTAACTGACGCTTCTCTGTTGAATATTCCTCGTTCTCCACTACCACTCTCCATTAGTGCAGTCCACTCACGCATGAATGACATACTGTCCGGTTTCTCTGTATAAGCTACAGAATTATTAGCTAAGGCACGATGGGTTGCATTTTCCCACCAAGCCCCTGACTTAGCATGACGCATACGATCATCTGATAGGTTGCTTAAGGAGATCATAGCAGACCGTCTAACGCCCCCTACAACGACAACTTCACCAATCTTACACATTAGGTCATGACACTCAAGGCTGGACAGTCTACGCCCCTGTGCGGCTTTGAATGTAGTAACAGCAAAGTTAAACAAATCAACCAAAGGAGCAGGACCACTAGCACGACCACCAAACGTCTTGAGTTTAGCACCAGCAGGTCTAACTTTAGACACATCCCACTTAGGAACCTCACCAGCCCATAGGAGTGCCAACACTTGTCTCAAACCCTTAGCCCATCCTTCCTTGCTGTCCTTGATGACGACAGTCGTTTCGCTATCGAAAAGAGGCGGAACATCAGGGAGTTTAGTGATGAACTGACGCTCAACACTGAAACCAACCCCCGTCCCGCAAAGGAGGATGAACATCGCCTCATCGAAAGACTTAGG